CGCATCCGCATCAATTAGTCTCATCCGTCCACCGCTCCTTCCCAAAACAGCCGCCGTTCTTCTCCCTGTCTGCACTTCAAGGCTTCGTACTCGCACAGGCAGTTCTCGCAGATATCTTCTGTTATGTTCGCTCCACGCAACTCCTCATACCCCGGTTGGAAATTGTATTCTTCCGTCCGCATATGAGATCCGCAACGCTTGCAGAACCATTCTATCCGAATCATATCTTTACTTTCCCCCTCTCCATCTTTACTTTTTCGCCCTTTTCGCTCGGCAAATTGAGCAAAATTGTAAAGATTCTTTGAGCATTTTTCTTCGTGATTTTTGTGCGTTTTCCGCACTTTTTCATCGCACAAATCTCATCAATTCCGCTCGTTTCTCCTTTTCTGTTCGGCAAGCAAATCCTCTTTCCACTTCAGCCATCCGGGCTTGTCTATTTTCTCATCGCCGTAGAGGTCAGCCCATTCTTGGAAATCACAATCGGCAATCATCACATGGAGTTCCCTGTCATCAATCTGTTTCAGATACTGCCGCACGATTCCTTGCACTAAACTCGGCATATATGTCTCTCTGCCGTGGCAGTATCGAATCGCACATACGCACAACAAGCCGAATTTTTCCGCATCTACCTTTATCATCTTTTCCCCCTTATTCCTGTGTCACCTTTATTTTCTTTACCCCATCGGTGTAGTAGGTCATCGTTATCTCGGTTGTTGTCTGCGCCGTGGGAGTCATCAGCTTTTGCACAGGATAGCCGCCGTAGTCGAGGAAGGACGATGCCACCGCCACCACGAACTGCTTTCGCAATACCGCACCATGCTCAAAGACCAACTTCGCCGCCGGGAAGGTTAAAGGCTTGTGCGTGTGGCCTGTTATGAGGCAATCGATTCCCTCTATCGCCATGCCAAAGTTCTGCACTTTGTTGGCAGACGAGCCAATGTACTGACCGCCGCCGTTGCCATGAGTGATGGCGAATGACCACTCGCATCGCTGTTTGTTCCGCTCCTTCGAGGTATCGTACACAAGCCGGACTTGCATAAAGCAGATGTTGGGGCGGTACTTGTCCTCGATGCCCAAGCGCACCATCACATCAAAGAGCGGATCTTGGTCAACTTCACGAACCGTCCGGCGTTCATGGTTTCCACCTACCCCGGCTAAGACCTTTGAGGCGAGCGGCTTTAATTCGTTGTATAGCCATTTCTTTTGTTCGAGCGGCGATGCCGTTGCATCGTACACATTTGTCAGCGAGTTTTTCAAGCCGTTGTCAATCAGATCGCCCACCAGTACACAAAAGCAATGTGGGTCATCTTGGATGCGCTTAAGCGTGTTCGTCCACCTTACCTCGTTAAACTCCTTGCTCCCATAGTGTGCGTCCGCAAGAGGGATGATGGTCAACTGCTTTTCCGGGTGGTCTTCCACTCTCAGCCTATTTACTACAGGGATAAAATCGTTTAGCAACTCAGAATACCTCTCTTAGTTTTTTATCTATATCTCTCAGTAACTCCGGCGTTGCCCCCTTCACCTCGCCTATTAGTCTCAGTACATCGTCCCAATCGGCCTTGACTTCTTCAAATTCATCTTCCGGGTTGCTGTGCTTCGCCGCCGCCTCGGTCTGCACCGAATTGTAGATTGCGTTGCACCCATCCTCAAAGCCGCTCCGATAGATGCTTGCGATATACCGCTCCATCTGCTTGCGGTCAAATCCCTTAATCGCCCGGTGCTTTTCTCTCGACAGGATACCGCCGTTCACCGCTTCCTCAAAGGCCGTGTCACTTACTGTCAACATTTGTCTCACCCCCTACATCCGGGAAATGGTATTTTGCCACCGCAATGGCATCTCGCTCTATCTCAGATGACCACGCAGCAGTTCCAGGCCCATTGATCCCTTCCCATATCATTGGGAAACTGGCTTGTCCATCGAATAGAGAACCCAAGGTCGGAGTCTTCTCATACTGCGCTGAAATCCTCTTTAGTAACCATCGCCACCAAGGCGTTGCGATCCCATTCCCTTGTAACTTGTACCTTGCTGAATCGCTAAGTTCGTAAACTTCGCCTTTCTCGTTTACTCCGTATTTACTCCAGTTGTCCGGCATACCTTGCAGACGCTCACACTCTTTGGGAGTTAGACGGCGAACCACACTATTGCTCAATTTTTCTACTCCTGCTCCTTTCTTGAGTATTTTTTGAGGGTCTTGCAGCGTGTCAAGCGTATTAGCAATCGGTTGCATTGATATGTTGTTCATTTGCCCATTCCCTATGCTAATAATCAAATCTGTTGCGCCTTTATAATCTCTCGCCATCAATGTAGAAGCCTGGTGTTCTTTTTTATATCCATCCTGGCTTTGTCTTGTGAATTCCATATCCCTCACTACAAGCGTTTCGCTTCCACCGCCGTTTGATCCGGCACTTGCCCTGATGCTATTGCTTTTATTTGTTGGTCTGAAATCTCCGAAATGGTTTTCTGTAAAACAAGAATGGTGAAATCCGTCACTCTGTTCTGATGATCGCCAACAATTGTCGGAGATATTTTGCTCCCAACATTTTCCATTTGTGGTGTATAAACAAGTACACATGGTATATGGTCTGCATCAGTTGCTTTATTGCTCAGGGTCTTTGCCACCAATCCGGTTAAACTTTGGTTATATAAGTCTAGACCGATGACCGATGAATCAGTGTTTGATCTTGTGATGCCGCTACTGTTCCGGCTTTCTCTGTCTGCCATAAAGCACCTTTTCCGGCTTTCTTTCCAAGGCTATCTACTTCTCGCCCCCCCCTAATTTTTAGGGTATAGTTGCTTGCAGTTCCAAAACTTCCTTCAGTTCCGGCGGTAGAGCCTTGCCTCTCTTCTCGGCTCTGTTCAAAATCCCCTGGCAGGCTCTCGGCGATAGGATATACTTCTCGTTCGGATTTGACTCCAGGATTTCTGAAAGGCGTGTCGGATTCTCTTCTCTCGGTTTCTCTCCGCAGTTGAGGGTCAAATAGAATCTCCGGCGCAGAGTATCCGTTGAAATCACATAGCATAGCGATTCTTCTCCGTCTTTGAGGTACGCCGTGGTACTGTGCGTCATGAACCTTCCAAGCGATGCTCCATCCATCTCCCACGATGCATCCGGCGTTGCTCCATTTGCAGTAAGGTTGAGGAATAACGGCATCTTTATCGCTAACTTTTGCGGCTTCTTCGAGGACGATTCGGAAGTCTTCTCCATCGTTTGAGGACAAGGCTCCGGGGACATTTTCCCACACCATATATCGAGGTCGAATATACTCATCTGCCCTTCCAGTTGATCTGTCATGCTCTCTCATCTCCTTCACTATCCGAATCTGTTCCATATATAGGCCGCTGCGTTCTCCGTCCAAACCGGCTCGTTTCCCTGCCACGCTCAAGTCTTGGCAAGGGCTTCCCCCTGTAATCACATCCACAACAGGAAGTTCCGCTCCGTTCAGTTTGCAGATATCTCCGTAGTGCTTCATACATCCAACCTCAACTGCTCATACTTCTGCATAGCTTCTTCGATATGCTTTTCAGCGTCACGCAGATGGCTGTCAGCTACCTTCACATGGTCGAGTGCGTGTTCGAGCATATCCAACGCATCCCTCATCAGAAGATCGTTGTACTCAGCCTTGCTCATGACCTCAATCATAGGATGCCACCATTCTTAAGGTATTTGATGATATCATCGATGTTCCCTTCCACATGGAATATTTTATCGCCACACTCAATCCAAATCGTATCGTTATCCCCCTCTTCGATTTCTTGGATATTGTTCGTATTGAAGATTGCTTTTCTTCCTGTTGTCAGTTTTGCGCTCAACCACCGTGTCTGTTCGTCATTCATCGTATTCCCCCTTCAGCATCTCGGCGAGGATTTCAATGAACCACCTCGCATCCGCTTCGCTCTTCATCGTAGCAACCGCATACACTTCTCCGTCTTCATCCAGTTGGACTCCCAACACATGGTTCTTCCTGTCCGGCAGTTTCATTGCGGTAACGCAGATTCCGTTCTTGCTAACTTCGTAATCCATTTCCACCTACTTTCTCAGCAATGTACTGTAGTCGAGTTTTTGTAGCTGTGCCTTGTAGTCCGTGGTCGGTTTCGCAGACTCGGCTAACTTCTGTTTGTCCCTCAATGCCCAACCGCTCACAGCAGACTTCCAGTTCGCCATCTTGTTCTTGCCAACCATCCAACCCTTGCTTTCATAAAAATTCCAAAACTGATCGGAGTCGAAATTCTTATAGCCTTTTTCAACGGCGTAAGTCTTGACCTCTTCGATGGTAGGCGGCTTAAAACCAACTGGCTTTTCTCTTTCTTTTTCTTTCTCTTTAGTTACAGTTTTAGTTACAGTTACAGTTTCAGTTACAGTTGGCTTTTTGGGGTTTTGTTGGGTTTCCAAAAAACCCAATGGGTTTTCGTGGGTTTCTTTGGGTTCAACTGGGTTTTTCGGTCTACCGCCCTTAGACCCATTCGCCCTGTTCCTCTCGCAAACCTTCGCATACCGCTCTTGCGCTCTATCAATGTCACGCTTGATAACTGTGTAGGCGAAGTCTAAAAGCCTGTCCTCGAATGTTGTCTCTTCGCCGGAAAACGCATATTTGGATGCCGCCTTAAATAACATTCCGGCTTCCTCATTTTCGAGCCGATTAACAAGGTCTGCTGTCTCCTTGTAAATCATGAGGCCGTCCATGCGTTTCTCCTTTCTTCTCCCTTACTTTCTCCTCAAGCAGAGCCATGAGAGACTCGCTTTCGATCCGTCCGTTGGTGTAGAATTCCACAGAGCCGTTTGTCAGAAATCTCCGGCAAGAGCGGATGTCTGAATTGCGCTTGTCCACAAGGCCAATCATCGTCTGCCGATAAAACTTACAGGCCGTCAGATACTGGAGTGCGGCTTGCCACATTGTCTCTACCGAATCGGCTTTCTCTGTGGCCTCTCTCGCCCTCTCCATGTTGTGCCACCACGGCCTGTTTACCGTCATCTCTGTGGCGCACTCTATGACTTTCAGCAGAAACGCCTTGCACTCGTCAACAGAATTCGGATCTCTCTTCAGCCGCTTGCGGACGATATCCCACGCCGTCTTCGACTCATCGAATATCTTTTCCGCAATGTGCATCTCGTCCGTGTAGTCCTTGCGGTTGACATAGTGGACATAATCCTTCGCCGCTTGGAAGACTACGTTTGCCGCCAACTGCTGATATGCCTCTGTCACATTGCCGACATCCACAAGCGTGAACATCTTTTCATCCCTTAAAGCCATGCCGCCTCACCTTCTTCGATGACTATCTCCGTCCGGGGATTCTCCTTGTCATAGTGGACATGGCTTCCGTCATAGGATGCCGCCACGTTGCAGTTGTCATCGGCGATGATCCCTGCGGCAACGAGCGTGTCCAAACAGGCTTCCTCAAGATTGGTCAAATCCACTCGCCGCCTTGCGCCCATATAGAAGTCCATCTTGACATTGATGGGGTAGTCGATTGGAGCGGAGAGGCCGCTCCTCACCGCTTGCAGAACCAGTTCCTTCTTTGCTTTCGCCTCATACCGCTTATACTGCGGTGAGGCGGTTACAAATGGACGGCCTGTCTTCCGATTGATGACAATCTGATTGCTGTTTTTTTTCGTTACCGGGTTGAGCGAGATGACGAACCGCATCATAACGCCACCTTCGCCCCTGTCTCCTTGATGAGGTAGACCTTGCCGTCCAAGGTACGCACGTTGATGGTGCTTCCCTTGCCGAACCGCTTGATGGCTTCCTTGAGTGCGCCGTAGGCCGAAGCGGCGTTGGCGTACTCTTTCTCTCCGTAGATGACCTCGGCTACATCGCCGTCCATCCGCTCGAACTCATCAAGGATGATGAGCAGTTTCGTTCTCTTAAAGAACTTCTTACCTTCTTCGATTTTCTTGATGTCCATTACACATCCCCCTTTAATATTTCTTCCAACATCAGTTGGTCAGAGTCTTCCAAATCTGCGATAGCGTGTCGCAGAGGTTTCAACTGAGCAAAGATCCGTTTCGCCCTGTTCAGAGTCTGCCGATACTGCTTTTTGTATTCATCAAGGTTGTCCGGCAGATAATAACCTTTTCCGTTTTGGGCGTTGGCAATGCACACGCCCTCAAGTCTCGCATAGGCAACCGCTTCTCGCATCGTGCGGTCATCCATGCCCATAAGCACCGCCAGTTGTTCCCGGCTCACCGCTTGCCCTTCCCCCTTGCCTAAAAGACAGATCAACTGCTTGGTTTTCTCCGTCATTGAACAATCCCCCTTTTAATCAGTTCCAGTTCCTCTTCCTGTGATTCCCGGTAGTATGCCCCCAAATCGTTGTATGGAGTTGCTTCCTCAAACTTCTCTCCACAATAAGGGCAGTATCCGTCAATCCAATCCGGCTCCGGCTCACCCTCAAGGTACAAACCGCCACCACAGTTTGAGCATTCGTACCACCGAAAATTTTTAACAACAGTTGCCATTTTCCCCCTCTCTCGGTCATCCCCACCTATGACCGCACTCGACTTTTGCCGCCCCTCACCCGGTCAGAGCCGGATGCCTACCCTGTGTTTGTTCTCCCTATTCAGTTGTTTCGGTCTGTTCCTTGTCTCTCGCCTCTTGCAAGATGCCCATCAGATCGCCCTCTTTGTTGAGGTGGCGCATCACAACATCTTTCGACTCGGAAGTGAAGATAGTGCCGTATCTGTGGTCGATGCCGTCCGTCAGCTTGCATCTGCCTGTGCTTACGCTGATGTAGCGCACTCCGGCTCGGTCAGCCAGTTGGTGGAGTCGCAAGATGATGTCTTCCAGTTCTTCCTCGATTTCGAGGTCTGCAAATCTCTGCCTGTATGTCTCCATATATTTCCCCCTAAATTTATTTCGCCATTTAGTGGCGGTTTAACCTCTACCACCGCCAAGGTACAGGAGTCCCCTTCCGTGCTTAATTGTGTGGGGTACACTCATCTTGGAGCAGTTGCGTGTCATGCCATCAGCAACTGAGGGAGCAACGGATGCCCTGCGTAAAATGAAAACAGCTTGTCGCTATGCCATCTTTACAATCATTTCGCCGATGCCCTTAATGAGTGCTACCAGTTCCATCCATCCAACGCATCCGGCTACAAAAAAGAGAGCAAGGTTGCACACGCCATAGTATTCGTCAATGACCTTCTCTCCCAATCTTCCCATTTTCTTCTTCATCTCTAATTCCCCCTCACTTTTTGTTAAGATTCGCTTTTGTGAGTTTTTGGAGTAAAAAAGTATCTCCAAATCTCTCCTTCGATTCCAAGCAGTACTGCCGTCTGAAATATCAGCTTGTCCGTCCAAGGCATCTTGCAGTTCAGCAACTGTGATAACTTCGCCCTGTTGATTCCCAACGCCTCTGCGAACTTTCCAAGCGTTCCGTACTGCTCTTTGATTTCGTACCTCAGTTCGCCGTGTTTGAAGTCCATTCTGTTCCTTTCTTTGTGACTCGCTTTTGTGAGTCATCTGCATCTTAGCAGACCTCAAAAGGTATGTCAAGCACTTTTTTGAATTTTTTTCAAAAAATTTTTTTCACATTTGCGACAAGATGTGATATGCTACTCGGACAAGGGGGAACGCTACTATGAGTATCTTTGCGAGAAGGATGCGGATTGCTATGGATGACAGGCAAATCCGGCAGATAGACCTAATTAGGAAAACAGGAATCAGCAGTTCTAACATGAGTATGTACTCTACCGGGAAAAGGAATCCAAAACAAGAGTATGTATACAAGATAGCGGATGCGCTTTCCGTCAACCCGGAATGGCTTATGGGCAAGAGCGAGGATATGGAGAGGCCGATCCGAAACGTGGACAGCTTCCTTGCGGAGTTGGAGTCTATCTTCAATAGACTTGACAACGAGGACAAGCGAACGGCTCTTAGCTACCTTAACTTTCTGCTGACTCAGCCGAAGTACAAAAGGGGGAGCGTGGCAGGGTGATACCCTTTCACAGAATGCCTCTGTAAGGCCGAAATTTGCCCCTTAAAGCCATTCTGACTATATTATTGAGGAAACTATCATGAAAGCGAGAAAACTGCCGTCCGGGCGTTGGAACATACAAGTATATATTGGCACGGACGATAAAGGAAAGCGCAAGTATAAATCTATAACAGAGGATACCAAGAAAGAAGCGGAGAAAAAAGCCGCCGCAATTGACTCATCTCCACGGCATATGACTATCTTGGCGATGGTCAATGACTACATTGAAGCCAAGCGGCCTGTGCTATCTCCGAATACATATAGAGGATATAAAGGCATTGTAAAGGGCGGCTTTGAGGGAACGCTTTTTGCCGACCTTCCCATCGGCGTAGTCCGCAATACCGATGTGCAGAGGTGGATTTCTAAGGCATCTCTGACCGCATCGCCGAAAACTGTCAAGAACTACTACGGCCTGTTCTCGGCGGCGTTGGCGTTCTACTTCCCGGAGAAGGTCTTCCGGGTGAAGCTTCCGCAAGCCAAGCCGACTCCGCTCTACACCCCAACCACCGCAGAGATTAAGACGCTACTCGAAGCGGCGAAGGAGCGGAACTACGAATTGTACAAGGCCATCCTTCTCGGAGCGGTTGGGATGATGCGGCAAGGCGAGATTGCCGCCCTAACCGCCGATGACATAGACTTCGAGGCGCACTCTGTACGCATAAGCAAATCACAGGCGTATGTGGGCGAAAACAATTTTGTCATCAAACAGCCCAAGACCTACTCATCCGTCCGCACAATCTTTCTGCCGCAGTTCGTACTGGATGCCCTTCCGAAAAGTGGACAAATTGTAAAACTAAATGTAATGCAAATTTCATCATATTTCCAAAAACTGATGGACAAGACAGACTTACCCCACTTCCGCTTCCATGACCTACGCCACTACGCCGCATCCATCGCCGCATCGTCAAGTGTGGGCGCATCTGCCGCAAGTATAAGACAAAGGGGCGGTTGGGCATCAGATAGCGTGATGAAGCGAGTCTACATCAATCAGCTTACGGACGAAGTGCAGAAGGACAATCAAAATCTCAACACTTTCTTCGAGGAGCAGTTCAATGAAAAATGAGCGCAAATGGAGAGATTCGTTCAGAATTCGTTCAGAAATAATTTATTCTATGCAGAAAAATTTGTTAAATTTCTGTATAAATGCGGTGGTTGGTGCAAAATATGCACCTACCAAAAACGTGCAAATATGACGCTATTTCAACATATTTTGCTATCGTTTATAGGTAGTGCGGTCTGAGGGACTCGAACCCTTACACGAAGTGCGAAATTCGTTGATATAGCGTCATATCTGGCTTGCATATCTAAATTCGTTCAGAATGGTTTTATGCACGGCTGTCACGGCGTTGTAGAAAGGAGAAGACCAACGCTTGGTTTCCACAGTTTTAGCGCAAGATTGTTATACTTTCTGTGCCGATTACTGAACTGGTTTTACATATTTTCCGCTTGCCCAACCACGTTTGCCGCAATATATGCAATCGTACCATGTGGTCGAGCCGACTTTGGTGGTGTTGCCTGTGAGGTAACAGACGGCGTTGTAGGGGATGACTTGAATCTGTTTGCCATCTGTTCCGGCCTTTTCCCTCTGCCACACGTTCCCTGTGGTGATGGCCTTGGGCAAGTCAGTTACATACTTGTAACTAACAAAACCATACACGCCGCCAATCTCAATCTGTTTCCATCCGTTAGAGGCGGTGGAAATCACATTGACGATGTTGCCGGGATGCAAGACTTGGATGACCTTATAGTCGGTGCTTGCGCCCTCTCGCATATTGCAAGCGGAGCAGTTGCCGATTTTCGCCGGGGTGGTATCCTGTGTGGGGTCGGTATCCATGCAGATTGCCATGTGACCCCATTTCCAATAGATATCCCCACGCTTGCAACCGCAAGCTGATTCAAGCAGAGTCTTGTCGGTCAACTGGACGAACGCCCCTGTGTTGCCCAAGATGTTTGGCGCAGTAGATGTGTTCATGGTTCTCAGTTTCGGTTCGTAGACTCCGCTGAAATACACGCAAGCCCCGGACAAGGACGAGCAATCGCAGTTCACAGGGAACGGAATATCCCAAGGGTTGACCTTTGCCATGTTGTTCAAGGCATCGAACAAGCCAGTCCTCGAAACATTGCCGCCCTCGACTTGCTGTCCGTAGCCAACCTTGCTACCATTGGCAACGATCTGATAGGCCAGTTCGGCGATTCTGTTGGCGATGGCGGTATCCTTTGCACGGAATACGGCATTCCAACCGCCGCTATAAAACGGAATAACATTCAGTTCGCCGTCAAGGTTTCCTTCCGGCTTTGAGGCGGTAACTCCTGTCCTCAACTGGTTCGGCGGCGTACCATAAGCCGTTCCAGTTTCGGAAGAGGCCGCTTGAGCGAGGCGAATCATCATTCATCCTCGCTTTCGATGTCCGGCTGAATCTTGGTCACGATGGAGCGAGTGGAGAAATACTCGCTCGAATCATGCTCCAAGCACACCCCAATAAAGGCCACCGCACCTGCGGAGATGGTCATCACGATGGTGTTCAGCCCCCATCCAAAGACTCGGTCGATGACCCCATAGAAGGTAGTTAAGGCAGGGATAAACCATTGTAAAAAGCGTAAGCTATCGTGTAGTTTTTTAGTCATGGGATGTCTCCTGTTCAACAGTCATATCATTGATAGCCATAAAATATAACCTCCTTATTTTACTGTCCACTAGTGACAGTCGCCTGATAATTACCGTATGCGTCTTCAGACAGTGTCATCAGTTTGATACCGATAGCGACCAAATTATTGTCACCGTCACTACCATCTGCCGTTTCTATCAAAATCACATTTGCAAACGTTTCAGAATGTATTAACGCTGGACCCTGCTGCTGATCGGTTACAGACTTTATTCTCACAATATCGCCGTTTTTGAAGTCGTCTAATATTGTATATAATTCTGTAAAAGTAAGCGCAGTGCCGTCGGCTTCGTTGGACAAATAAGGACCGCTGCCAAATAGCACCCATTCTTTCGTCGGGTCAGTTACTGGCGGAAGATCGTCTAATGCCGGCGCGGTACCCGTCAGATATAAAGTAATAATAGCACCTCCAGCCGGCGCCGCTGCTGACCATTCCCCTTCAACAACCGTCAGAACTTTGCCGTTGTCATCGGAGTCCACTTCCGGCAAGTCGGAACTGCCGCCACCGCCGCCGCCACTCTGTCCGGCGTTGCTGAAGTCCCAAGTGCCGTCCTCGCAAGTGATGCCGCCGATGGTGTACACGCCGTCTTCAAGGGAGATGTCATCGGCCTCGATAGCCGCCGTCTTGCCGTTGTTGGACAGCCACACGCTGATATCGTGGGGGAAGATGGGCTGACCAAGGGTGTAGTTGTAGTCAGCATAGGCCTTGAGGTACTCAAGGTTGTCCATTGATTCCTGTGTTGCGCCGTCAGCGGTCAACTGGATGAGCAGACTCTTCTTGTCAGCAACGCCCTTGTAATCGTTGCCGTCTGTCACGCCGCCGCCGACTTTCCATACGCCGTTAGCTTCTCTTTTAATACCCATTTGTTATCTCCTTTAATGTCCTTTATACCTCTACAATTGCAAGCATAGGAGCATAGGCATAGTAGCTACCGCCTCTGCCTCTTGCGTAGACTCTCAGTTTCTGATTCGCCGATAATGTCACGTTCGTCAAGTGATTGTTTTGCACATGGTTTGACCATGATGTGTTTTCCGTACCATACGCCGTGCCGTCAATGTAAAGTCGAGTTCCCCATGTGTAGCTTGATGATGTATTTGAACGTGTTGCTGTCCAGTACACATCATACTTTCCGGCCTTTGAGACAGTTAATTCCGATCCGACAGCCGCAAGAGATGTAGACGTAGTCCTCGTTGTGCCTTGGACAACTTGTGCGTTATTTGAAGTGCCACCGCCGCTACCAGTACCCTCAATGAGTGTGCCGTTCACATAGGCGTACTTGCCGGAAAGGATGTCGGACGCAGAGGCCGCATTGCTTGTGATGGTGGTATCGTCAAACTGCGCCGTGCCACCGCCTGTTTTAGGGAGCAGAACCGAAGGCACAGCACTATAGCTTGCTCCCCAAAGGGTGATATTCTGTGCCATATGTCTGCTCCTTTAGCTGATACTAAGTACCTTGGTGGTCGAATTCTGCGAGATCGTAGGCAAAGTCAACGAGCCGCCAACGCCAAGGATCGATTTGCCGGACAAGATGTTCCCGGCAACGCAATCGCTCACATTCGTCAGCGAGACAGTACCGCCACTTGTGTATCCGGCAGGGATGGTGTAAGTTCCGGCCTTAGTGCCAATAGTGCCACCAGTAGCACCATTGTTAGCCATGTTGCCGTTCACCACACCACTCGCACCAACGCCGCTGTGGCCTGTCAAAAGGTATTCTGCGGCAAGGTCAACATCGCCAGTATAGTAAAATTTCGCCGTTCCGCTACCGCTCTTGGGGATGTCCACTTCCGGCACGGACGCATAGGTCACACCATTTATGATTACTGAGGGATTTGCCATATCTATTCTCCTTTAATTACGATACAGTTAGTACTTGTCCGTTCCAAGTGATGAGGCCGTAGTTGGGTGGGATGGGTACGTTGACATTCGCTTCCGCAAAAGTCGAGACATTGTAGAGGCCGTTGGATGTGATGTCGATTGTGCCGGATGTTGATGTCCGTCTGACATCCACAATCGCCGTGGCCTTTAGCGTCTTTCGTCCCACATCTGCGCCAACAGTTGGACTCCGTGAGAGTGAGGCCGTTGCCTCGATGCCGTGCTTAATCATAGGATACTCCTTAAGTGCTGACTTCCGGCCTCTGCATAGATGTGGTTACATAGACGAGCGGCAAGCGAGTGCCGACAATATCGTCATTGTCAAACACCACTCGCACTTGGAATGACAACACGCCACTCATCTCGGTTGTTGCCTCATCGGAGAGTCTGAATAACCACGCCCCCTTTTCTGCATCGTAGCTTATGGTGTTCTCGGACAGGCTGAAGAACACGCCACCCAATCCCACCTCGACATCCGCTACGCCCTCGGTTGTGATGGTTTCGCCATCCGCATCGGTCAGCGTCAAATAGACATCGTATTCGTCACCCTGCATTATGTTCATGTCAGTTTACCTTCCTTATTGAGTCGGTCATGCCATTCGACTATATAGGAGTTCCCACCATTTTTGGTATAATGGTCATACTCCTCAGACAGCCGAATGAGTTCCTCTTTCGTCAGCTTCGCCCCACGCTCGGCAGACGATAACGCTTGGACGATGTAGTTCTTGCAATTGTCCATGTCCAACTTGGCAATAGCCTCATCGGACTTGTCAAGTCGAGCATTGATGTTTTTGGTCTGCTCTTCGAACAGACTACCCAAAGCCTTTTTCAACGCTTTCACGATTGCTCCTATACTGCCGCCAAGAGCCACCACAAACGCAAGTGCGGCGGCAACATCACCTAATGTTATTGCACCCATAACTGTTACCTCTTACAAAGCCGCCATCTTCCGCACCCGAAGAATGACAGTATTGTTCACACCAGAACTTGCCGCTTTTGCCCATAACTGAATTGTAAAAGCAGATTCGCACGATATAAGTGCGCTCGTTGCCCAAGCACGACCCGATGTAAAATTGTCGTTCTCCGTTTTGGAGAAGATGAATTTGTTGCTTGTGGAAAAGTCTTGAACTATTGCTACACCACTTGGAACTGCGTTGTTGTAGGTTTGTAAGGCTTCGACCATATACCAGTAGCCCGCCTCTAAATCATAATTAAGGCCGGTATATGTCCAAGATGTTGCGGTACTCCATTGTAGGCTCTGCTTCGATGTAGCCGCCCCGACATACTCCGTCAGTTCCCTGTTCGTCATCGCATAAGGAACATACCCCGTGAGGTCGGTCTTCTTCCGCAAGTAGAATTGCGAGAGGTCACTCGTCACGATGGTCGAGTTGTCCGACTTTCTGATAAGAATCTTTACATAGTAGGTGTTGCTCGGTGTAGTAAATTCACCGCTCGTTGCGTTGATGGCATAGTTGCTCTGCCAAGTTCCCGAAGAATTATAGTAGTCAGCTTCAAAGACCAAAGTGGCTGACGAGCATCCAACGGAATAGGTAGTGCTTGGTGTTACTGCGATGAGCGGCGAACGCAAGCGAATAGTCGATGTTGTATCTGCGCCGCTACCGCTGACAGACCCTTGTACAAATGCCCCTTGGTCTGCGATGTTAGCCGATGCTATATCCTGTGCATATAGGCCGTAGGATGGGTAGGTTGCCGTCACCACATCTGACGAGTCTCGGAAGGTGAGGCCTGTGTTGTCCAAGAGGGTGCGGTTGTAGGTGGTAGAGCCGTCACCAAGCATCAAATAGCTGTTGTTGTTAAACGTGTTTAATTGGGCGGTTATCTTGCTTGATGCGTTCTTAAATCTAACATATTCCTTGCTATACTCGGCTCTGTAAATGCTCCCAGCATCGAATATCGTCATGCCATTGGATGGGGAGATGTTAAGAAGTGAGCTATTCGATGAATTCGTAAAATATAGGCTTTCCCCACCAAGAGAGAGGCTACCGCCATTTCCGTCTACGTCGGTCAACTTCAACCGCTCTGTTGACCCACTCCAAAACGCAACCGTATCGCCTGTGGAATTCTTGAGATTGAATGTTCCGTTCGAGCCGTTCCCACCAAGTTCAAGGCCACCGCTTGCGCTCAATAACATGGATGTGTTCGCCGGAGTTGTCCAGTTACCGCCACGATATCCTTTGATGCCAGTTGCGTTAACTACCGTCCTCTGATTTATAGATGGATCGGTATCAGTTAACTTTACAGAATAAGGAGAAATGTCATCGCTATATGTGCTATAATTCAGCGAAATCGAGTCAACATCTTTGTTTGAGGTGGTTATATTGATGCTTCCATTTGTGATTGTGAGTGCGCCAGTATCCAAATTCCAACTATTATCCCCATTTGCGTCTTGCAGAATCCCGGTCTGAATGACATTGGCGATGATGCGCCCATTCATGTCAACGGCAAAGTTGTAAGTGCCGCCGGAATAGGAAGTCGAGTGAGCAAGGCCGTTGATGTTCCACCGCCAAACGGAAGTCGCAGAGTCGAGGTCTTGGTTGTTGGCGATGACCAGTTCTTTCCAAGATCCGTCAGCGTCTAAGATTTTCGTAATGACTCCGTTGTCGGCGGTTTCTATATCGTGCTGAATCTCCTGTGCCATACTGGAGACAGCCGCCTTGATGTGCGTGGCGGTGGGATTGAATTCGGTGGTGTAGTAGAATTCGGAATCGCCGTAGCACTCAATCGTCTGCTTGATGCCGCCGTTAAAGGTGGTGGTCATCTTTTGCACATAGCAATAAGCGGTGTTGCCGTCCGAAGTCACCTTAAGAACATCGCCTGTATCGATAGCCGGATTGCCTCGGAATTCAATGGTCATCGGCTTAAATGTAATACCGCCGACATTCGTTAAAATCGTACTGGCGTTTGCGGAAGTAAGGTAGGGATTTTCGCCGACAAGGCCAGTTCCGCTTCCGGCAGTAATGGGGTTGTTCTCCGTGCCTGTGGTAACGGAACTAACTGTAAACGGATCTCCATCACCAAGACCGCCCAAGTAGATTTCGTTGTCCGTTACGGCGTTCTCTGCGTTGTCCTTGTCAGACCATGCGCCATCCAAGGTTATTGCCGTGATGCTTGTGGGCGCAGTTCTCGACATCTTGAGGTTGCAACCAAGAGAGTTAGTCCCCCAAACCCAAGAGAGCATCTGACGGCACGTTCCTTCGTACAGTTCGTCTACATAGCCTGTCAGAGAAACAGAGGTGGAAACGAATCCGGCCTGTGTGAGAATATCCTCGGCGATATCGTCAACCGAATAGCCGCTACCGCTTGCGGTAACTGTAGGCACATAATCCTTGTTCAGCTTGGCGAACTCATCGTATGCCACCACCTTGGTGGATAACTTCGCCCGGTCGATTTCAGAAATGTAGAAGCGTCCGTTCCAAATGTACTCAACTGTGGCGGTATCGTTTTCGATACTGTCCACAGGGGCAGTACCAGTATCCTTGGTCACTACGCCCATATATGTATCTATATATGAGTTAGCAAGCGAGACTCCGGCAGGGAGTCCGCTATTAAAGAATTCCACCTCTACATAACGAGAACAAGCCCCACCAAACATGGGGCGTTCCTCGTCAGCAAGCTGTTCGTGGAGCGTGATGGAGACAAGCCCATCACACCCACGAATCAGCTTTGTGGCATCATTATTGAATTTGATATAACCACGGCACTCTCGCTCCGTGGCGTATATCGCACTTTTGTAGTCCGCAGATGTAGTCCGCATCAGATTCCCTTTCTCACATCTCGATAAAGTTCATCGAGAGACTTGCGTACATCCATGAAGTAGTATCCGATGACGGATACCAATAAACAGGCATGGAGCGGTCACCGACATAAACCCAGTAGGTCTGCCTCGTTGCGCTCTTCGGATCGACAACGGTTAGCCGGAAACTCGCTTCCTCGGTTGCGTTGAGGATGGTGGTCAACTGGCTCTGCGTCAGAGCCGCCCATTTGCAGTTGAACTTCCGCTTGACCGCCACCCTGTCCCTTATCATCGTTCCGGCGGCGTTGCGCCCTGTGGTTGCCGCATCGACATCGTAGATGTCCGGCGTGTATTCCTGTGGATAGGGAAGGGTAACAGTATTATTGTTGCCCTTCGTCACCACCAGTTCTGTAGTCACAGTTGCCATAACTATCTCCTCAAGTCAGCAAGGCCGAACGCCCTGTCGCACGGACTACATTGTTGTTGCGCCGCACGGTATTCCGATAAATGACCTCGCCGTCCAAATAGATGTCACCGCCCTGCGGATTCGCCGCTAACGCCGCAGTAAATGCGTTGTACAAGGCCGCACTAAGCTGTTCACTATTCATAACGCCTGTGCGCCCACCGAACGTGCCGACAAGTTCCGGCGATGCCCCTCGCTCACCTGCGATAAACATAGACCCGGCATCCGGGAAGCCGCCGGAAGCGAACTGGGCAAACTGTACATTCGGAGTGTTCTTTACATTCTGCCCTGTCATGACAGAGGTCATAGCGGCAGATGCCGTGGAAACATTCTGCTTCAGCGTTCCAAACAGCTTGTTCAGTTTCTTCTCGACATCGGATGCATCCAACCGCCCCTTGATGGTCAGATCGATGGGGTCGGGCTGTTTAATCTTCGGGATGACATCCTCTGTAATCGGCTTGAACTTGGTGTTCTCGATGTTCTCTATGTTCTCGTCTGTGATATGTGGAATTACATCAAGCGGAATGGTGGGGATATTCCATCCAAGAATATCGTTAATCCACGCAATCGCACTATTTAGCTTGTTAATCACCCAGTTCAGCTTATCGTTTAGGAAGTCTGCGATACTGTTCCAAGTATCTTTTATCATGCGGAGAAATCCGACAAGCAAATCAACAAGGCCGTTCTGAATAGGGACAATCACGTTGTTCCATGCGAACTTCACTATGGTGTTCAGAACTGGCTGAAGCCCTTCGTTCCACATCCACACGCCAAGTTTCACAATGCCGTTAATGAGGTCGGAAACCAAGCCAAGGATAATGTTAACCACATCAATGATGAAGTTTACAATTCCTGTGATGATGACCGCCAGTAGGTGAACGAGGTCTTGTAACGCACCTTCCATATCGCCGTGGGTCAGCTTGTAGATGAGCCGGAAGATTGTGCCGACTACATCTATTACCGTTGACAGGATATTTTTAACGAGGTTGATGATCGAACGGAGCGTGTAGCTTCCGAAACTGTTCAGATTGTCGAAGAAATCTTCGACTTTTACACGAACCCCTTCGAGCCAGTTCCCTATCTTGTCTCCCCACAAGGCCGCTACCGCAAGCAGAGCAATAATCCCTGCGAGGATAGGATGCGCTTTGGTGAATGCGCCAACCGCTTTCAGAATGCCTTTCACGCCCGGAAGATTCGATGCGGCAAGCAGACCGCCAAGCGTGGCAACAACTGGAAGTATCTTGTCCCAAGGTAGCCCCTTCAGCCAATCAACCGCTTTCTTAATCCACTCCGCAATGCCCTTGGCCTTTTCGCTTACTTCGGCCTGTTCAAACATCGTGGTCATGGCTGTGTTGTCTTTTTTGCCGCCGTTGTCTCCGTCTAAGCGGTTGATTTCATCGAAGCCCAAGAGGGAGCGTTTCAGTTCTTTCGCTTCCTCGTTCGACTCTTGCAAATCGCCCAACACGGCCTTGGTGTATCGTCCGTTCTCGTCCGTCTTACCGAATACAACAGACAGCACTTGTGCGATAAAGTCCGCAAGCTTGCTAAACCAATCCACCAACTGCACCACTACAGGCATCAACGCCTCTAACACAGGTCGCAGAGCCGTGGCAATGGAGTTCTTCAGCATCAGAATATGATTCTTGAGATTGTCCACCGCCGGAGCGAATTCCGTGCCGAACTGCTGACTATATGTGTACAGATTCGACAAGCCCTCTTTTAGCGCAGAGGTTATGTTTTTTAATGCCGTGCGGATCGCACGATACATGGCAATGCGTCCAATGGATTTTATGAAACCCTTAAACTTTGATGCGGCCTGTTTAGCCGCAGTACCTGCCTTCGCAACGGATTGCATAAGGCTTGCGTTCTGCTTTGCCGCAATGCCGGAATCAACGCCAAGCTGTTTCTCTGTTTCAGCAATATCATAGAGGGTGCTTTGATATTGCATAGAGTTTTGGTCTACACCAAAAAAGTCCATTTTGACTTTTTTGGCTTGAAGCTTTTTCAACTGATCGTTCAGTTTCTTGAACGCATCTGTTTGCTTCTCAGCGGAACTTTTTACGCTCTTGCTTGCCTTATCCGATGCCTTGCTAACAGCATCGAATGTTTTGCTTGCCTCATTAAGAGCGGCGATAGCCTTTTCCGCTGACGCTTCTACTGTTACAGTTAAGTTGTCAACTTCAGCCATCGCCATTACCTCTCTTCCTCTCTCTTACAAACTTCAATGTATGAAGTATCTTTCTCTGTTTTTCAGCCTTGCGCTCAGTTTCGGTAGTGGGAATAGGATATTCCATATATTTCTTTCCCTTTGAACCTTTCTTAGCGAAAGCGTTGGACAAGACCGTCCCAAAGGCATCTGTGTTGTATGCGCCCATTAGGTGTAGCGTCTGATTGCGGTAAATCTCTTTACACTCCCACGCCTTTTCAAAATCATCGTAGGAGAACCGCTCGTCAGTATCGTAGAATTCATCCCTCGGCATACCGATTGCCATGTAGTAGGCGCACAATTCGCCGATGAATTCACCTAATGTCCGGGTTTCTTCTTCTTTGCCTTGGTAGTAGGGTGATGGTGCTACCGCATCACCCAAGTCACGTTTCCCTTCGGTTTGCTCGTTATATACTCAATTTCATCCTTGAGCATTTCAGACAGGCAATCCAACAGGCTCTGCCCCTCTTCGTTATCATTGACAAGCAAATCGTACAGGCGGTCACGCTCTTCCTTCGGAACGTAGTTGTGCCGTGCGATAAACGCCCCCCGGAACAGTTCATACGGAACATTCAGAACCATGTGTTCCATATTGGTAAAGTCGAACCCTTCCTGTTCCATCTTCCGAAGCGAACGAGGCGTGTACTCAAGCGTGTAGTCAACGCCGTCTACAGTAAACGTGATGGTCTTTCTTGCCTTATCCTCTGCCATTATTTTTTCTCCCTTCTCTTAAAAAAGAGGGGTAAGGGCGCACCTCACCCCTCGCATACGGATGTTAGGCCGTGGTAATGGTGGGCTTCGTATCCCAACCATGAATCTCATTGACAGCGCAATGAGCCGGAATGGTACTCAGTTCGTTCTGAGAGATGCCGGACGAGCCAAGGGCAACAGGCCGCCCTGCCCAAAAGAAAGCATTGGACGCATCCGGGAAAACATAAGCCCACCACAGACGCAGACCAGTAGCGTACTTCGTAGCCGCCGTGGTAACAAGGCCGCTCCACGCCGTGATAACAGCGTTCGTGTGATTCAGCGTGTAGGCCGCATCACCGCCCGGATCCTGTCTGCCGGGGACATAACGAGTGATAGTGTCCGTGATATCGGATGCGTCAATCGTTTCAAGCGAAAGGTCGAACTCCGGGGCTTCGTTTACATTAGGCAGTTCCGTGTAGCCTGTGGTCGGACGAGTCCCGGCAGTAGTTTCCCAAGCGTAAACAACTTTCGCACCAACTGTCGTGATTTCAAGTGCCATTTGATTAAATCTCCTTACCTTGAGGTAATGTTGAAATGATTCTCCGCACCGTCATACCCAACGGAAACAATGCCGCTATAACGAAGCGTGAGTCTGTAGATATTGCGGTCTACGTTGGGAGTCCGAAGGTACATCGCCCTGCGAAAGCCCAACTCAGACAGCGATTTATCGACCACGGCGGCGATTTCTTTCGCATCGCTCTTCCGGGTCTGAGAAACTGTAAAAATGTTGACCGTGAAGGTCTGTTCGGCGGCGAATTCCCGGCATTCGGCGGTCATAGAGGCGGCGTGGGTGGTGTTGTCGGACATCTCGATACAAACATGAGGGAAAGAGGCCGGATTCTCGGTATACTCGGACGAACAATCCACATTGGTAAATGCGGCAAGAATATCTGAGCGCACATAGCTATAAACATAGTTTTCCACATCTATCACTTTGTAAACACCTCTTTTGCCAATTCTTCCAGTTTGCGCCGCATCTCCTGTGCAGAAAGCCACATTCCCGGCTGTTCCGGCGTACCGCTTGTTCTTCGGCTTTGACCATCAGCACCTTTGTAAGACCAACTCTGCTTACGGCCTCGGTGCTGCCCGTACTCACCTATCCCAACGATACCTTCCGGCCTTGTTTCGTGGTACGGATCGCCACCGCCATTGAAATGCACCCCTGCGCCAAACTCGATAAACGCAATCGCCGTTCCCATCGCATTGATGGTGTACCGCACTACTCCGTCATCGCCCTTACCGCCCTCTGTAGTAACATAGATGTTCGTTACCTCAAGCGGTTCTCCATCGTAGTAGTCGATGTCATAGACAACAGTATCGAAGTAATCCCTTGCGTAGGCCGCACCGAAATCTGTGAGTGCCTTGGCAAGCTTTTCCGTTCGATTGTTTATCTTCCGCTTGTAAGCACCAAGCTTTTTCTTAGCTTCTTTGATGCTTGCCGGGTCGAAGATGTTGATGTTGATTTCCATCTTATGCGCTCACAACCGGGTACTGGAGTGCCTCGTTCTCGTTTAGCTTCCGCACGGCGTAGGAAATGTGGTTGAGTGACTTGGCTACCAACAGCACCGCATAGGGCTTGCTGTCGATGTAAAAAAGGCTGTTCTCATCCACAGGGCAATCCATATCGTCCACAATCACCGTGTTGGTGTACGGCACATTGATGCCAAAAAGGTCAACCTCTGCCGTTCCCCTCGAAGCGGAAACGGACGCTCGGATGTAAACCGGGTCGGAGTAACTCGGAGTCTTCTCGCCTGTGTAGTAGCCGTTGCCATCCACAACCTCGGTGTAGCCATCGTAGAGGATGTAGGCGATTTCCTTTTTGTTGCGCTCAAGATTCCGCATCAATACATCCTCGCATAGGGCATGACTTCCATCAGAAGGTCTTCGTCATTGACGCTACCATAAATGCGGCTGACTCCGTTCTCTGCATGGGAAATTTCAGCCTCGCCGCCTCTTCTAACGAAGGCTCTCATCGCAAGCCTACATTGCAGACCGCAGTACTGAGGGGGGACGGTTGTACCTTCCGGGTATTCGCCGCCGTATGCTCGATACAACCGCCCCAAAATCTTGTCCTCTGCATCCGACAGATACACGCCGATTAACTCATCGGTAGCTTCCGGGTCATTGCCGCACAGAGTCTGCGTATATACAATTTTCTGTCCTTCGCTCATCATGTATCTGCCCTCGCTTCAGTAGTTATTAGCCGGAAACAGTAAGTCCGGCGTGGAGATAGATGCCCTTGACCTTGTTGTCAAAGACGAACGTATCGTGGACATAACGGAAGTTAGCCACATAGCCGTTCGCATACGGCACCTGCGCCGGGGTGAACAGACGCACATCCTGCCACTTCATGACTTTGATAACCGCACTCGGATGGACAATCATGAAGTTGATGGCGTTGCCGGACAGGCTATAGCCACCTGCGCCACTCGCAGAGGTCGGCTGAGCAAGCGTGATCTGCGTATTAAACCGGGCAGAAGGAACACGGATAATCCGCATATCATCAAGGTACTCAACATTGTAGTTGACATTGTTCTCGGAGTTGATGATGCGGCGTTCAATCTTCTGCTTCAGCGCATTGTAGCAAGTAGGGCTGACGAACAGGATACGGCCTTCATAAGGGACTTCGTTGTCATCCATTTCCGCTTCAGCGGCAGAAATCAGAGCCGGGACATCGGTAGTGCCGGGGACGATGGTTGCCGCCGTGCCGGACAGGATGTTAGCAGTTCCGGCTAACTTAGCGAACGTGTAAGCATCCAGTTCCGGGATGACCTGCGTCCGGGCAGTCTCGGAAATCTGTGAAGCTACAAGCATATTCATGCTCTCTTCGTTATCAACCAATTTGTTATCGCAAAGGCTTTTTGTCCTCTGCTTCACATGGTTTCCCATGTGTTCAGCATATCTTTTCATCCTTT